ATGATGTCGGATGAGCGCTCCACTATCAGGGCCGTTATTTCACGGCACTATCGAGACGTTAAAACCAGGTGACCTTGTAAAGCCTCGTTATAGCGGTGCTGCTGCCTGGGCAACTCCGAGTTTGGCAGATGCAGAGAAACACACCCAAGACCGCATTAGCAGTGGATTGGGTTTTGAATCAGAAGGCAAGCATCCACATCACGGTAATATTTATGAAGTAGAACCACTTGCTCCTAGTTTACATTCTGATGCATCAAGTAAAGACTTTCCTGGAGCACGTTCTAGTAATATAGGTTTTATTGTAAAAAAACATGTGGCATCAGTATTAAACCCGTATATTGAAGCACGAGCAGGTAGAGACCCAATTACAAACAGCGCTTACTTTAGAGGTATCTAATGAACACATGTGAACACGTTTATAAGTTAACTGGCGTTGACCCATGCCCATTGTGTGGCAAACCTACTCATGAGATTAATTGGCGAACAGTTAACGATGCCCACAGTAAGTGGAAAGAAGAAAACCCAAACGGCTCTCCTAATGGATGGTGGAGCATATGACTCGTCGCAATCTCTCTGAGCAACAGTTTGGTCCTATGTACCACGGAACTCGTGCAGATGTAAGTGGTGGGTTTATCTTGCCTGCGGTAACTGAAGGTGAAGGACCTGTCGCACGTGCGTGGGCTACCAGTGACCCTGGTCAAGCACGCTTCTTTGGTGAGACTAAACTTCCTCTAGGACGTGAGCGTCATCCAGTAAAGGTCTATAGAGTTACACCAGTTAGTGACAATGTAAAAGTAGAATCAGGAAATGTAGAGCACGAGCGCTTCTTTTCCTCTCCTCACGGTTTTATGGTACTTGGGGAGCACAATGAGCGATGAGAAAGTCTCCTAATCCTGCCAGGGTCAAGAAGGTTCAAGAGTTGAGGCGCTCTAACGCTGCTACCCCTGTTCCCTCTAAAAAAGTTTATACAAGGAAGAAAAAGCATTCAAAGGGCGCAAATCGGACATCCCTTTAGGTTCGTCCCCTGAGTGACCCATTTGGTACCCTTGGGGATATAGGCGAAGGGAAGACCATGACAACAATCATTGGAGTTCAGTACGAGGACCACTGTCTATTTATGGCAGACAATCAAGTAACACTTGATGGTGGGCGTCGTTACAAACATCCCGATATGAAAAAGATTAGCAAGATAGGTGAATATCTTGTTGCAGGTTCTGGAGAAGTTGCTCCATGCGATATTGCTCAACATCTATGGATACCACCTGCTATGTCTGCAAAAGACCGCAAAGACACGTACCACTTTGTTATTGCCAAACTAATGCCTTCTCTCCGTAAATGTCTTGAAGAGAATGGCTATGACTTTAATGAGGGCAAGGCTGATGGCAAGTCAGGTGAAAGCAGATTTAATCTTCTTGTTGCCGCTAATGGACAGATATTCGATATTGCTGATGACATGTCTGTATGCATGTCTGATGCTGGCTTCTACGGAGTAGGTTCTGGGTCTCCCTACGCTCTTGGAGCCCTGTACGCGGGCGTGAAGCCAGAAAAGGCTATGGTCGTTGCTGAGAAGATAGATGTCAATACTTCTGGGCCGTTTCAAAAGGAAATCCAACACAAGAAGTAACTTTTGTGAAATAAATCACACTCCTGTACAGTTACATCTACGGCTCGCCATTTGGGAGCCATAACCTAGTCTCGTCTAAGGAGAGATTATGCAGATGGAACCTATGAAGAAAAAAACCTGGGATAGATATCCCGACTATAAACAATACGAACACAAAACAGAGTTAAAACCTGTAAACCCATTTGATTTAATAAATCCAATTCTAAACTCTATGACTATTGGCCTTGAACGTCAGTTTGGTCTTATTGAAGGGCTTCGCAATACCCCAAAGCAGACATACCCCCCGTACAACATTGTCAGGGTAGATGATGATGAGAATTACATCATTGAGATTGCTGCTGCTGGATTTTCAAAAGAAGAGATTGAAATTACTTCTACAGAGAACCAACTGCTGGTTAAAGGCTCTAAAGAAGGAGATGATGCAGATTACCTACACAAGGGAATTGCAGCCAGAACCTTTGAGAAGAGTTTTGTTCTAGGAGATGATGTAAAGGTAGTAGAAGCCTCAATGATAGATGGAATACTATCAATTCGCTTAGAGCGAGAAATCCCTGAGCATAAGAAGCCACGGATTGTAGAAATCAAGTAGTCTAAGTCACATAACTCAATAAACTCCTCCTGGGTATGAGGATGCAAAAACTGCCCGTTTAATCTGTTAGGCTTTTCCCATGATTGTTAGCCTAAGCAAAGAAGAAGTGAGAGCCTGTGCAGACATTGCACTAAATCGTTGGATGATGAAGTGGGGTTCTGTTGACCGCCCCAATTACGCAGGAGATAACAAAGCCAAACTAGAACCAGAGATTTCAGCAAATGTAAGAACTATCGTTGCTGAATATGCCGTAGCAAAACTTTACAGGCTGCCTTTGACATTCCCGTTCTATACAAACGAAGAGCATCCATTTAGACAACACATCCCTGATGTTGGTCCTAACATTGAGGTTAAGAGTGTTAGAACACGAGATGAGATTCCAGTATTTCCTAAAGATGTTAAGCCTGGACGACTTCTCGTAGGCGCCCGCGTACTTGACCGAGACTACTACTCAGAAGTAGAAGTTTATGGATGGATACGAATGGAAGACGTACAGAGAGACGAATGGCGATATGTGCCTGAAGGCTCCTGGAGAATTCCATTAAGTGAGTTTAATAATTCTATACCCGAGGTTACAATTGTTTAAGAAACCAAAAGAAGAACAGCCTCTAGTTGAATTTTACACAAAAGTTAAGGGATTAATCGATACTCCTGAATTACATCCCCAACCAGCAAACAAGTTTTTACCTCAATGGTGGAGGGACATGCCAAAGCAAGAGCCCTATCCAGCGCCGCAAACTATAAAGATATGCCCTTCTTTCCCTGACTTTTTCTCACAAGGTTACATAATCCCATTATGGACCGATATCATACTTAACTATGACCCACTAACTTCTGAGTATCATTGGAATGCAGGAACTCCAGGAACAAACAACCCGTTTGTTGTCGAGGGTCACCAGAATACGCAATTTGTAAACTATGTAACGCCATCTTTTAGAGGTATGCCTGGACAGTTTGTCTTTAAATTTATAAGTCCTTGGTATTTAAAAACTCCAGATGGATACTCAGTATATCAAATGCCTCTTTTTTATCATTTTGACAATAGGTTTAGCGTTCTTCCTGGGATTATCCATACTGACATACATACTCAAATTAATCAACAAGTTCTTTACCATGGTACTGGTGAGTCTATAGTAATCAAAAGAGGAACGCCTTTTGTGCAGTACATTCCCTTCAAACGGCAAAAATATCAAGTTGATATTAGACAAATGAACACTGAAGACGATAAGTATGATTCTATAGAATCATACAATCTAATGTCTAAGTTTCCTGGTTCTGGTGCCTATAAACTAAAATTTTTACAGCATGAGAAAGGTCTAAATGTCAAAAACTAAACAAAAGAGAGAGAAAAGAAAAATAGAACACGCAGAATTTATGTGGAAGCAGGCACAGTTAAAGGCTGCCCTTGCTAAAACAGAGTTAGACCTAGCAATAGAGACCATCAAGGATGCCATGGGTGAATTAACGGAAGACCAAGTAAAAGCCACAGAAGAGAAGGCTCAAGAGCAGCACAAACGCATTGAGGAGTACCTAATGAGCGAAAAAGAACTGTATTTAGAACGTATGGGAATCCAACAGGACTGATAATTGTCCTGTGTTCAAACGAATTCTTCTTGCATCGGTCCTAGCGGCCGTACTGTCGGGTTGTGGTTACCAGGGGTTCTACCGCTATCCTTGCCAAGACCCAGCAAACTGGGAGATGGCAGAGTGCAAGCCACCAGTTTGTGAAGTGAACAAGATTTGTCCGAAAGACCTAAACACTAACATCACAGAAGAAACAGAAGGAACAACAAATGGCTAAAGAAAGACTTACACCACAAGACCTTGATGCTCGCCTGAAGTTTATTTTAGGAATTACGCTAGGGTCTATCCTGTTCCTCACTGCTGTAGGAATACTCTACGGCCTTCTGTTTGTTACTCAACCAATCGGAGCACAGTCTGAGAACGACAAGATGTTCTTTAACGTTCTAGGAAGTGTTGCAACCTTTATCACAGGAACTCTTGCTGGTCTATTGATTGGTCAGAGTGGTGCAAAGGATGTAATGGCAGCACAGATGGCAAATAAAGACATTGATGCTAGAAATACTCAAGCAGACAAAAAGTTAGAGTCTGAAATTAAAATGGCAGAAGATAAACTCGATGCAGAACTTGACGAGGTAAGAGCACGTCTTGCCAAGAAGCCTGATGGCGCAATGCCAGAAGAACAACCAGTTGATACAGATTGGGACAAAGACTAATGGCAGAGCAAGGAACAGCAGCACGCCTTATTGAGGTTGCTAAAGCAGAGATTGGCGTTATTGAAGGACCTAAAGATAACGAAACAAAGTATGGTGCCTTTACTAAGGCTAACTTCCAACCATGGTGCGGAAGTTTCGTTATGTGGTGCGGGAACGAGGCGTCCGTAAAAATTCCTAACACTGTTTACACTCCAAACGGTGCTGCATCTTTTAAGAAGGCTGGAGCCTGGATTGATGGAGATGTTGCAGACCCAGAGCCAGGAGATATTGCCTATTTTGATTTCCCATCAGACGGTGTCGATAGAATTTCTCACGTAGGAATCGTGATTGAAGACAACGGTGATGGCACTGTTTGGTGTATTGAGGGAAATACTTCAAGCAACAAAAAGGGAAGTCAAAGAAATGGTGGAGAAGTTTGCAAGCAACTTCG